ATACTTCGATGGTGATCTATGCTATTACCATGTGATCCATCCAAAGCCAGACTACCCGGCATCAGGCAAAGCGTTTAAGTGTCCAGAGAAAGACAAACACAAGAGGGAGAAATGTCCATTGACAAACTAAAGAGGATTATGTGGAGATTGAGAGAGAAACATGAAGGGGTAACAAGATATACATTAAGAGATGTAGAGGAAGCTATAATGATGGAAGTAGGACTGGATAAAAGAACCACAACGAAATACATAGCTTTACTGATAACTATGCATAAACTAAAGCGTAGCAGGTGGTGGCACTTCCACGACATAGCAGGAGTTATATGATGGTGTCCACACTAAAGATGTCCTGGACTCGCTCCATTATGGGGAACGCTGCAAGGTATGAAAAGGACAGCACCAACCCCCGCCATTCCACTCGCCCAGGACAAAGTCGCTCACTTCGTGATGCTCAAGCCCTACTGCCTACCTGGTCAGTATGGGCAACAAGTGGAGCTCCACATCTAGTTTACCCTCATATACAGTCAACTTACATTAAAACCCACCCCCGAAAGACCACCATCCCACCCCACCATCCCTACCCTCCTCCCTACCCCGCCCACCCTCCTAATTATGATTGATTAAGACTATAACGAATCTGCTTGGTTGTTGTTGTATAAATAACCCAGGCTATGAGAAAATTATTACAAATGGAGGATTACCATGAAAGGAAAAATAGAATTAGAACTCAAAGACTATAAAGAGATGGAAGAAATCAGCACCGATGGAATCAGGACAGGCATGAAAATGATTATTGCTTCGCAGACATCACTAGATTATGCAGAAAAGATGATTCTAGCGATGGGAGAAGAGCCAGAAAGGGCAAGAATTTTAAGAATCAAGACAGAAGAAGAAGTAAGCAGAGAAATCGATGCGCCAGAGAAAGACACTTTTAGATAATTTCGAGCAACTAAGCTCGAGGAGCGAATTATGTCCACACCCCTAAAGAAAGCGAAACCCGATTACTTTGCCTTATGGGAAAAGGCAGTTACTTATGAGCATATAACCCTGGATGAATGGCAAGAGAAGGTCATGGCTCATAAAGGTAATTTTGTTTTAAGGACAGGGAGACAAGTAGGGAAGAGCAAGACTACAAGCAGAAAAGGGACACTTCTAAGCATACAATACCCAGGCACAGAAACCCTAATCATCGCAGCCAGCCAACGACAAAGCAGCCACATATTCTCGAAGATGATGTTTATTTATAACAAGATTGACGAGCTTATGATTATCCAGGCGAAGAAAGATAATAAAGTTACATGGGACAAGACCAGGGGAAGAAGGGATTTAGTAAGCCAATTTAACTCAAAACATGGATTCTTCAAAGAACGACCGACCCAGACGAAAGTAATGTTGAAGAATGGATCTACTGTTTACTGTTTGCCTGCGGGCAAGACGGGAATATATCTAAGATGTTTCACAGTAGATTTTCTGATTGGTGACGAAGCGGCATTTATCCCCGAGCCTGTTTTCGTTGCGATTCGCCCGATGCTAGCAGTATCGAAGAAACTACGGGGATTAGGGTGGGAAATGTATCTATCGACACCCTTCGGCAAAGGCGGACAGTTTTATGATTGTTGCCATGACCCCGACTTCTTACAGATTCATGTAAGTAGCGAAGATTGCCCCAGGATTGGAAGAGATTTCCTAAGAAAAGAACGCGAAAAGCTCTCAAAGGTTGAATATGCCCAGGAATGGCTCGGCGAGTTCGTAGATGAATTTAACCAACTCTTCTCAACACAACTCATAAAGAAACGCATGACCATGATGGAATGGGACGGCGTTATCCATAAAGGAAGGGGCTACTATCTAGGGTTAGATGTTGCCAGATACGGGGGAGACGAAAACGCTTTCGTTATTGCAGAGATGAAGGGAAAAGAAGTGAGAATTGTTTATGTTGATACAACCGAACGGAAGGGCATAACCGATACAGTCGGGCGAGTCCTGGCGCTACATAAGAATTTCAACTTTAGAAAGATATTTGTCGATTCGAGCGGAGTCGGCGGCGGATTGTATGACATACTGATAGAGAAGGTTCCCCAAAGAATCGTGATAGGTCTAGAGAACGCCAGGCGAACCATAGACAACGAAGGACGGCAGCATAAACTATTTAAAGAAGATTTATACAGCAATTCAATCGTATTGATGGAAAAAGAGCCCGCAATAATCGACATACTGGCAGACATGCGGCTATTAAGGAGTCTCAAAGGGATAACATTCGAGTATACCTCAGACAGAAATATCAGAATCTATGGAAAATACTCACATCTGGCAGAAGCATTTGTCAGAGCATGTTGGTGTATCAAAGAGAAGGGATTGAATCTTTATGTATATTAAATCCATGATCTGCAAAAAAGGCAGACCTAGGATTTAATCACAAAGTTTATATAGTTTTCAATCAAAGGAGTTAATTATGGCAGACGAAGGACACTTTGTTAAAAATGCAGACATCCAAGCGAGAGCAGGAATTAACGCTAATGCAACAGCTAAAGCAATCGCTGCAACTGATATTTATGTGGAAGATGTCGAAAGCTCAATAAATGTAGCGACCCGCCATAATTGGAGTGATTCCTACCTATCAATGAATAGCAGGGCGCAGGGTATATTGATAGAAACGGGCGCTTGTCTATGCGCCATAAATGTCATAATGCAAGATATGAGCGGCTTCACTTCAAGAATCGAAGCCGAGGATATGATTAATGTTCTCAGAGACACAGCACTAAGGAATATATCAATCATGCGGGACAAAAAAAGCCAAGAGTTTATGTTAGGGATAGCACTATGATGCACGATTATAAAAACTATCCAGAACTAACAAAGAGGCAGCTCGAAGAGTATGGCTTCACTTCTCCACATAAGCAGATTACCGAAAACTTCTTCGCTACGGTTGTGAAAGTGCATGATGGCGATACCATCACGCTACGGACAGACTTCCGAGACTTCGATTTCCCCCTAAGATTCCTAGATATTGATACCCCAGAAATGAATGAGGGGGGAGATATTGCGAGAGATTGGCTTAAAGGCAGATTACTAGGCGAAACAGTAGAGATTATAATAGACACATACAACAGAGTCGATAAATACGGCAGATTACTAGGGAAAGTGTTGCATCGTGGGTTAATTGCAGGCGATGAAGAAATGATGTTAGGATTAGCCAGACCATTCGAGCAAAGAACCGAAGGCGAATTTCCAAATATAAGTAAGGAGCTAAATACTAAAAAATGGTTTTGAATATATCCGGTGGATTATTCGGAGATAATAATAAATTAACAGAAAATAGGGAATTTTTTCCAATATCGAAACAAAGACACATTAAGGTAATAGGGGACGGACAGAATGCAATAGGATTCATGGGTCATTATGCTGGCTATTTTGTTTCAGAAGAGGATATTTTGGGCTTTGCCGTAAATGCTGAACTAAAGAATCAAGCGTCAACCACAAGAAACAGCACCGTAGTGATAACAAATGAAACACAATCTACAACATTATATAGCGGAAATTTTGATATTCCTGAAGGGATAATGACGAATGGGTCTTTCTTTTTTTCATTAGAACAAATTAACCCAGGCGATGAGATAAGACTCACAATAGGAAACCAGGGAGTAGGCACTAAACCTGGCGCGCAAATTCATGGATATTATGCGCTGGAAGTGAATACAATCACAAGAGGACAAGATGAACAATATACTCATATCTAATCAACCACCAAGTAAAGATATAGTAGTAGATTCAGAACCGGCGCTAAGAGATGAAGTCAACAATATAAAAAAAAGAATAGAAAAACTAGAAAATGCCAGAAACTGATATTGATAGCGCGCAGAGAGCGGCAGTAGCCAACACCATTGTAGATTATGAAGTAACCGCCCAAGAGACGGACGGCGTGAGCAACCAAAAGGAAACAACTTGGCAGATGTCCAAATGGGGCGAGTATCTCGGCTATTACAAAACAATCCCCGAGCTAAAAAGCGCCATAGATACTAAAGCAAACTGGACAATCG